TCCGTGAATACTGGAATTTCCTCGGTGATGTTCCGTGCAGAGCGGGATAACAGGAGACTTGCTTCGTATGCCACCTCGTCTAATGTGATGGATTTCCGCTGGAGTCCCTTCGTAGCCGAGCTTGTGGCAAAGCGCACACCCGAATTCCGCAATTTTTCTAAAGTGATCTTTTTCATCTTTGGTCGCCATGTTTAAACGTTACTTAATGCGCTTGGCTATCTCACGCTGGACGTACCAAACCGCCTTGCGTAAGTCTTCTACCGCATTGTTTTTCTCGTCTGCCCGCCATATGTATTTCATAGCGTTGCCAAGATTGAATCCCATGTGCTCGGTAATCTGAATGCACTCTATCCCCGATGGGTGGGCGGTGTAGTGCTTAGGGTGGTTTACAGGGTCGTGCTTATTAACAACAATATCGTCACTGCATTGAATCCAACCGCCAAAAGGTATAGGTTCTTTTTCCATTTAGTCCTCGTAGTAAATAATAAATAAAACATAAAGAAAGAAAGACATTACGACAAACCCTATCAGGGCAAAAAAAGTTAGCAAAATTGTGATCATTTGTTCACCAACAAAACAACTAACAACGCAAAAGCAAGCAACATTTTGTATGTAAAACTCAGCCAGTACTGCCTTTTAAGCGTTGCTGGATCGCCAATAAGGTAAGACTGTAGCCTTAACATATCGGTATCTTCTTCCACATATTTGGGCGGTTGATAATACTTTCCTATTTGAATACCAGTAGATGTCATGTAAGGTGTGTAACTAGGACTAGACTTTAGCAAGGCTTTCTTAGAAATCCTTTTAGAGACGCTTTGAAACACATCCCTCAAAGCCTCTGCGTTTATACGATCTTCAGTTGTAAATGTTGTCATCATTCCTCCAGTTGTTTGCCACATTTAAAAAGTGCTTCTTTAGGTACTAAGAAGGCTTTCTTAGGAGATCTGTCACCAGTCCCAATAAAGTCAACGTACTGCATCTTTTGCTGGAAAATACAATTCACGATACTCATGGGCTTGGTCAGCATAAATACGTGGTCATCATAGAATAGCCAGTAGTCCGCAGTCGTTGTGATCAGGGCAGAGGCTTTGCCATTCATCTCAATCTCAACAACAATGTTGCCTGTTTCGTTGCTCATCGGGTCGTACTTTACCTCCACCGATTTATGCAACTCAGGTATCCATATGTCATAGCCTTTAAATGCCTCAATCAAACTAGCGCAGGGGTATTTTTTGCGTATCACTTCCAAGGCTTTTCTTTCTATAGCCTTGCCCCGCTCTAGATCTTGATGAAAGGTATTCATAATAAGTAGTACCCAGCCATAAACGCATTTGCAATTACTTTAAAGGTTAATCCCATCAAGAATAGCCCAATAAAGAATCCAAAAATAAGTGCAAACCAAAGGGCAACCGTACAGGCAAAGTCCCAAAGGGTTTCTAATAATGTTTTCATATCAACTCCAGTGATGGTTGTTTAAGTCTTTCTTTTTGTAATGCTTCATACTCAGGGTTCAGCTCGCTGCCAAGATACAGCCTGTTTAAACGCTGTGCTACGGCAGCCGTAGTTCCTGATCCCATAAAAGGATCTAGCACAATGTCTCCTACTTTGGTGCTTGCCATAATGCAAGGCTCAATTAACTCAGGCGGGTATACGGCAAAATGAGCGCCTTTGAATGGCTTGGTGGTAACAGTCCATACAGACCGTTTATTAGCCATCTCGTAGTTTTTTTCCAGTCCCGAATGGGGATTAAGACCTGACCCCTCGTTATGGTACTTACCCTCAGTTCTATCCCTAGTACCCCAGTCTTCTTTGACAGGCTCTTTAATAGCCTCGTTGTCAAAGTAATACTTAGAGTTCTTGGATAGCAAAAAGATGTACTCGTGGCTCTTCGTGCATCGGTCTTTGACCGACTCAGGCATGGGATTAGGCTTGTTCCAAATGATGTCCTGACGTAGATACCAGCCGTCCGCTTGCAAGGCAAAGGCGACCCGCCAAGGGATTCCTATGAGGTCTTTTTCCTTTAGTCCTTCTTGCTTGTTTCCTCGTCTAGCGCAGATTTGCGGTAGGTCTTGTAGGTTATTAGAGACAGTTTGTTTAACCAATGCCTGTCCTTTCCCGCCCCGATAGTTGTAGTAACTATCTCCAAGATTTAGCCACAGCGTCCCATCATCCGACAGCAGATCCTTAACCCGTTTAAACACCCCAACGATAGCCGCAACGTATTCGTCTACTGTTTGCTCCAGTCCAATTTGTCCATTGTGACCGTAGTCTCGTAGACCAAAATAAGGGGGCGAGGTGACACACGTCTGCACCTTTACCCCCTCGGAGATCCATTGATCCATGATGTCTCGACAGTCGCCAAACTTAATCAAGTTCATTTCGCCTTGACCCTTCTCTTGATGGCAACAATCCCCTCTTCACGTGGTTTACGTGCCTCAAGCATATGGTCAGCCAAATCATAAGAAACACTTGGCAACTGCTCTAACTTATTATTACCCCGCATTAACAAACCAATCAAAGCAAATCCTGCAAGTAAATCACGCAGATACTCCTTGTCTTGATTGTTCATTTTTTGTCTCTCAAGAATTTTTCAATGTCATCGCAAACCACTTTTGCGAACGACTTGCCTGACGGAAACATCATGGTTGCACCTTGGCAATTGTTAACAATCTTTATTGCCTCGTTTAAACCAGCATCGAATCCTGAATTAAATAAATCACTTGAGTTGGACATTCGCATCTGAAATGCTTCCCTTGAGAGTTGACTAACGCTCATGCTTTCTTTTTTGGAAAAAGCTTTTACGTTGTCACGCTCCTTTGGATCAAGGTAAACCATCAGTGGAACAACAGTTTTAAAACGGCTCGGTTTCTTCAATCCATCGCTCATAATCTTCTACCATTTCATCAAATAATTTTTGGGCATCTCTGTTGCCATTCAGTTCGGTTCGTGAATTAATACCGCAGATTCTATGAATAGCATCTACTGCATCGTCTTCGCCATCAACCGTTAACTCGTTTTCTTTTTTAAGCCACAACTGAAATTGATGAGAGCGACATAGGATGCCCGCTTTCTTAACACGGTTGTCGTAGTGCTTGGCACTCTCGTTGTCTTCGATACGCACCATCGCTACACCATATCGTGCCCCAACAAAATCCCGCATTAATTCATCGGGGATCTCGTCAGGGTGGATATTAAGTGTCAGTACGAAACCAGTCTTGTCCTGTTTAAGGGCGATCTTGACTGCTTCAAACTGAAGTGCATTCATTTTTTTCCTAACATATGTTCAAGGTAAGAAATGACTGCTTTGTAACCAATAATTTGATGCTCAAGATTGAGAATTTTTACTTCTTGATCTTCATACATTTTCTTTACAAGAATTCTTGCTGGAATGGATGGCACTTTTGGAATGAGACGAAATTTCTCATCAACTTGTTTAAACAATTTACTCTTGCTGGCAACTTTCTCAGCAACTTTGCGTTTGTTTTTAGAACCCAAAGGTCTGCCACGTTTTTTTGCTATTGGTTTTTTAGAATTCAATGTCATCATCTAACTCCTCTGATTTGGTTTGTTGTGGTTGTGTCTTGCCATCTTCATATGGCTTTTGCGCCCTTATGTCTAGATAAACTAAACCTGATTTGGCGGTTGTTTTCCATCCTGATAATTCCACCTTAATGCAATTATTAATCACTTCATAGGTGTTTAAGTCCAATAAAACAGTGCCACGATAATCGGGTGCTTTAGGGTTTGTCTTTGTTTTGTTAGCAAAGATCGCCCCTTTATTTGGTTGATCTTCAAATGGTTTTTTGTAATCCAAGATTTACTCCTTAAATTTAGATTTGTACTGTGCAAACGCAGACTGCACCTTTTTAAATAACTCAGGATTGCCGACCTTCATGTGATCGATGCCCGCCTGATTCTGTTTCCAAAAACTGCTGAGTTCTTTGAGGCTCTCGCACGTATCACCAAACTGAATGAGTACGTCAGCAAGGACATCTAAGTTTTGCTCAGGCTCTTGGGGCTTAACTACTGGTTTTACTTCTACTGCAATTGGTTTTGGTTTATCTTCTTGTGGCAAAGAATCAATGGAGTCATGCTCCGTAAGTTCGAGTGCCAGTAACCATAAATAACGGCGAAAATACGTATGAGTACTGCCCAAAGACTGTATTGCCTGACCCTTGGAGTTCTCCGCAAAGACTAGCGGGCTAGAGAATGTGACCTGCCCATCGCCATCGGTGTCATAAATTGTGAGTGTTGCTTGCTCACCAAAGTTAACCACTCCGCACAATCCAACGCTATCAAAGATCTCGTTGACTGTGGGAATGAAGTCACTCAGTTCAAAGTACTCATAACCCGCAAATTTATTCTTGCCTGACTTCTTGATGCTAGATGCATTCAATAACACTCTAGCCTTTTGTAACTTTTTATATACGCTCATTGTGCGTTCTCCAAAAATTTATCTGCCAACGCTTCAGCAATGCTTAATATTTCACTTGCGTATTCGGAATAAATCTGACGAGTCTCGTCAAACGCTAAACCATTTGCCGATGCCACCATAAACTCATAAATCATTTCTTGCCTAGTTTTCATTCTTGCCCCTCTTTCAATGTTGATTGATACTGATTACACCACTGCGATACTCCGCAGAAGTTTCCTGTACAACGTACTGCCTCACCCTTACGGATCTCTATAAAGCCTTTGTCTTTCTCAGGCATTTCTTTTAACAAGGCATCTGCCTCCTCGTGTGTATCAAACACACGAATTGCAGTCTTGCGACCATCCTTCTTGACTGCATATGTGGTTGGTCTAACCCAACGATCTTCATCGCTACACAAAGGCAACTCTTCGCCCCAGTCAGCATTAACTTTGGAATCACGATGCATCTCGACACGCTCCTTGATGAAGTGTTCGGTGCGGTCAAACGTCCACATTGGAATATCAATTACTTGAATCGGTGCTTGTGGATAGTCAGCCTTGTTCTGAGCATCCCGTCTAGACCAGTCTCGGATCAAGGCACAGATCTTCAAGCCCTTGACAGGCTTTTTCTTGACCCGCTCGACTAAATACTTATAAATGTTCTGTTGTTGTTCCCACTCAGGCTTATCGTTCATCAATGCCCATGCGGATGTGAACTTATAGTCTGTGATGGTGATACCGTCTGCCTCATCCTTTTGGAGGTCAATTGCCCCCGACAGGATGATGTCATTGACACCCACAGAGAGACGTTCCTCATTGGTATGACCTGACACCTCAGAACGTTCGGCTACAACGTGCAGAGCAGTGCCTAGGAGC